AACGTAAGTTATATTGACCATCTTCTCCTACATAAGGAGTCTTTTTCATCTGATTCATGGTCTTTTGCATGAATTGCTCTACTTCATTAGGTGGTACATTACCTACATTAATATAGAACATTCTTTTCTCAGGTGCTCTCATTATACGATGAATTAACATCGCATCTTCCATTAATGTTACTTGCTTAAAAATCTTTCTAGCAGGTTCTATATAAGATCTACCGTAGGGTAAGTAAGCAGTATCTGAGATTAATCTAAAGTGAGCAACTTCGTAATTATCAAAGTCAACTACTCTTCTATCGTTCTTTCTCTTAGGTAAGTAATTAGGGTGTTGAGAAGAAGCTAATCCATCAGGATCTAATTGAAATATTACTTTTGCAGGATTGTCAGGATCTTCACCTTCTCTTCTTACCATATGATATACAGTATAAGGTAGTACATTATAGATACCGAATTTTTCAGATATCTCTAATTTTAAGAAAAAGTCTCCATACTTACACATTTGACGTGTCCATGACCATAGGTTAAATTCTATGTTTAGAACGTCATAAAATAAATTATATAATACTCTTTGTATGTTTTCGTCAGAAGATTGAATTTGTAGAATCTCTCCTTGATCATTCTTAACTGTAGCCTCATCAGCTATAATATCTAGAGTAGAAGCAATTAATGGATCAGTGTCCATTGCCTCATAATCTGAGTATAATTGTATTCTTAACGTTTGATAGTTAAGATTAGGGTTAAAAATATTCTTGTTGTTATAGATATAAAGTCTACTAAATCTATCTACTAAAGAGTTAGTTTGGTATCTACCAGTTGTCTGTATCTGATTTACATCAGCTATCTTTAGCTCTCTACCGCCTACATTCCTAACAACTATATCGTTAGAAAATAATCTTCGTAGTCTGCCAAATAAGGATTTGTCCGCCATTAATGTACGTTTTTAATAAATAGTCTATTTTAATAACCAGGAGATATCTTCTTCGCCTCCAGGTGTCTTTATAAGATACGGATTATCTGTCGGCTTTCCAACTTTCATCACAGCTTGGTTTCTAGAATTTAGATTAGAAAAAGAAGATAATGAAGCCCTTGCTAGATCCATTCCTTGTTGTCTTAGTCTTAAAGCAGTATCTCTTACATATAAAGCTGTACCGAAACACATTATTAAGTCATCATTGTATCTATCTTGTGCTTGAGCCTTTCCATTTTTCCATATGAATACTCTCATCTCACTTAATAGTCTCTTAGATTGAATCAAAACACCTTTATCTCTAACGTATTCGATCATCTTAGCTATAACTAGTGGTCTAGTTTTAGATGACATAGTAAAACCAGGAACAAGTTTATCTCTTTCAAACTTAGTCATATACGATTCTACAGTGTCTCTATTGTTAGTTGGACTGTAATATAGGTTTCTATATTCTCTTTCCATTATTTGTTCAATGGTAGCCCAACCAATGTTTGCGTTTTCTACTACTAAAAGTGCATCATTATACTCAGCTGCTACTCCTACTAGTATATTTCCAAAATCTTTAGGTGATATCTTACCTTTATATTCTCCTACTTGATTACATTCTTCTATATCGAATATATGGAATGCTGAGTAATCCGTAGCATCTCCTCTAGCTACATCCGCTACAACCATATATGATTTACTATAGTCAACTCCTTCCCATATCCATAAATTACTATCAACTCCTCTTTTCTCCATAGGATCTTTTTGATAAGTCTCATCATAGAAGGTCATATCTTCTGGTTCAAATACTGTATCACCTGAGGATAAGAAGTCACAATCACATTCCTGTCCTGCCATTCTAGGTCCTAAATCTCTATCTTGCTGTTGTCTCCACTCTTCGTTTCTTTCCGGATGTACTGTCCATGGTAATCTTATAGGTAAGAAACTATTTTCTCCTGTTTCAGCTTTTTCCCATGTTTGATGGAACCAGTTACCTATACCGTTAGGAGTAGATAAAGCCATACATTGTCCACCCGTTGCTAGTGTTTGTTGTGCAGCAGCAAATGTTTCTTCAATGTTATCAATGAAAGCAGCTTCATCTATTACTAGCAAAGATACCGCTTCCGATCTAGCAGCATCAGCGTTAGAAGACTTAGCTTGTATCTTAGAGCCATTTCTCAGTCTTAAAGATAGTTTATTCTTTTCTACTGATCTCAATCTTAGCCACTTTGGTAGTTGGTCATACATAAAGATAACCTTTGTTACCAAGTTACGAGCAGTAGCTTGAGTGGTTGCTAATGCTAAAACGTTTTTATCTTTATGAAATATCATTAACCAGAGACTATATGCTGAAGATAAAGTAGATATTCCTAGCTGTCTTGATTTAAGAGTAATTAAATACTGTTGGTCTTTAAAGTGTTCTAATACTTTTTCCTGAAATGGATATAAGTTAAAAAGAATACGTCCACGAGTAGGGTGCTGTATATAACAGTACTTCTTCATGAAGTAGATAGGATCTCTAGCGCACTTTAAGTATTCTTGTGCTACTATCTTTTTTATATTTTGTGCCATAACTAATTTCGTATCTTCTCCATCACAGCATGAACTGTGCTTTGAGTAACTCTTAGAGCTTTAAAAGAACTTCTTGCTTCAGATGCTGAATATAATCTACCTCCTTCTGGGTTACCTACAGGGTAAACTATAATACCGGTAATCTCGTTAAAAAATTCTGTGATAATATTTTCTAATTGCTGAAGGTTTGAACCTGGTTCTTTGATCCAATTAAGGTTAATTAGAGAGCTGATGTCTTTTTTAGCTTGACCTATTTCATCCCCTAATTCAAGATTGACTGATGTACCAGGTTGAATATCTGATGCGTCATCCGGGTCTATTGCTATGCTTCTTTTTCCATTAACACTTATATAGGAAAGGTCATCAGGCTGTATGGTAGGTAATGCTCTTTTTAATATTTCACAGGTCTGTCTAGTCGCGTTAATGAACCCATTACTTTGGTTATTTAATGACCCTTGTAGATAGTCGTATGTCGATTTTAAAATTTTAAATTCGTTTTCTTCTAATTTTTCTTGTAGAACTTCTATAATAGAAGGAGTAAAATTAGTTTTGAAAATATTATAAGATTTAGCGTATTCAGTACCAACTATTGCTCCATCTTTAGCTAAACTGAATGATCCTCCTTCTCCAGTTGATTTATTTCCTCCGGATAGTTCTTTGACCTCAAACATTTTACTTCCTACTACAACGTCTTTAGTTGCAGTTCCGCCAGATTTAGATCCTTTAATACCCATTATGATCATAGTTTCTCCTTTCCCCATACCTTGTGAAGCTTTAGCATCAAAATATCTTCCAAATACATTCGTTACTATATTTAAATTTTTTGGACTTAAAGATAGTGAACGGAAATATTTGCTAAAATTTATCTTATGAGTATCATCTGAGCTACTGTAGAGTTCTTTTACTTTAGCTAAGGTGTAAGAGTCTTTTATTCCGTTTTCCATCAACGTACTAATGATCTCTTCTATTCTTAAAACTTGAATGTCTTCACCTAGTATTTCTGTGATTAGTTTATCTAGTATAGCTTTATCATCTACATTATCCATTGAAGGAGTACCTGTTTTAGATCTCCATGCCCATTCGGTATATAGTTTATTTACTACGTTCATATTAAGCGTCTGGTTCTTCACCTGCTTCGAAGTCTACAGGTTCATCAGATAAATCAGCTCCTCCTATATCATCTGCTCCTAAATCATCACCTCCAAGGTCATCTCCTCCTGTATCTGCTCCTCCTTCTTCACCGGGAAATTCGCCTCCACCTCCACCACCGCCGCCGGTGTCTGTGTCTGCTGGTTCTCCTTCACCTGCTCCGCTCATTGGTGCTTCTCTGTATAGTACTTCTAATTTATCTAATGCTTGTTGGTATTCTGATATGTTACTTAGGTAATATCTTTTACCTAGTATAGTTGCTTGAAAGCCTTCACCCATCCATTTTAAGGTATAGTCTTGGCCGTTCTTTAAATTAACTCTAAAAGAGCTAGGACGAGGTGATACCCAATCAATACTCTCTACAAAGTCTTTGAAGTCTTCTGTTTGTAACTTAATGATAGCTGCTCTAACCGTTGGGAACTTACCTAATATCTTATCAGTAGTATCTTCTAGTACAGTTTCTTTAGGAGCATCCATGTCAGGTGTTTCTTCAGGTGTAGGTTCTTCATCACCTTCAGCTTCATTCTGAGCTATCATTGGTCTGATTTGATCTTGAGATATAAAATGATCTTTATCGTCTACATTATATTCAGGTTTACTTAAACCAGGATTATCAGACTCTTCATCTTGATCATAATCCTCTAATTCGTCTAGTAGACTCTCTTTAAGAACTTCTTCGTACGCCTCTAGAATAATATTTTCTAATTTAGCTTTGTTCATTTTACTTCTTTTTCTTTTTATATCCTTTGTGCCAATGTTCATTAGATGTTTTAATCTCTAACTCACTAACTGGTATATCTTCTACTGTTTTGCCACTTTCAAATAAAACGTCATAATGAGTAACTACATGTTTCTCTCCTTCTTTAACTAAAGTATGTTTCTCTGGTATACAATTGCCTTTTCCATACTTCTCATGTACTACTTTAGCAGCACAATCGTGAGCAAATCCAGGTCCAGCTTCTTTTACTATTTCACTACCTTTTATTCTACTATGTGCTATTCCGTATACATCTCCATTTCCGAAATCTACGGTAGCTTGAGTATCTGATATTTTGATTACTTTTCCTTTTTTACCGTCTTTAGTAAGTACGTCTCCAACTTTTACTTCTTGTAATGGATTTTCTGCATCTTGTCCTTGATATTTAGTATCTTTAAATACTTTTGATGACTTAGCTAAACCAGCTATAAATCTTTTAAGTAGTCTTCCTGGTACGTGAATATATCTAGCATCAGCTCCATAACCTGAATATTTTTCAGTTATCTGTATTCCACTATTAGTTCTTGTGAATTGAAAATCTTTATCTATATGTAAGTCTGTTCCTTCGTATAGGTCACCTTCTCCTTCTTCCATGTAATCTTCTAAATTCTTATCTACAGGTAATTGAAACTTATCTGCTAAAGCTAATACTATTTCTGCTGCTGCATCTCTTTCTGATATATCATCATTGTTAGACATATTCTGAATAGCTTTTAATACATCATCAAAATCTCCTCTTCCTTCATCTAGTTCTTGATCTCTACCTGTTCCTGCTATTTTATCATCTTGTTTAGCTAATAACTCTTTATACTTAGCGTTTATCTGTTTTACTTTTTTAATAAACTTAATTCTCTTAGGATCATCTTGAGGTAGTTTATTCATAGAAGGAGCTAAATCCTTTATGAATTTTCTACCTTGAATAATCTTATCCATCTCAGAATTTTCTTCTAATAATGAATCTACATCATATCCTAATTTTTTAGCTATCTGATATCTTAATTGATCATCCTCATATGGTTTTTTACCGAAAGTATATCTTGAATCTCTTCTAGTTTCTATATCTATATTACTAGCAGCTTTATCTCCTAATTTTTTAATATGCTGAAAACCTAATGCTTGTTCTTTCATACCTTCTAATTGAAAATCTTCAATATCTGAATATAATACTTCATGTTCTCCTCCATCTTGATCTACTGCAAATACAGAGTAATCACCCCACATATCATAATTATCCTGGTTACCACTTTTAGGATTATAGATAATTAAATACTTATCATCATGAGTTCTAATCATAGCATCGTCTGCTTGTCCTAAGTATGCTAATAGTTTTTCTTTTGAGTACTCTTCAGCTATATCATCTTCTTTTATGCCTTTTTCTTTAGCAATTAAATTTTGAATAGCTATAATTTTATCTTTTTCTGGATGATTTTCTAATCTATCAGCTTCTTTAGCATCAGAATATTCTTTATCGTTCATTTCTTGCATTTGTTTAAAATATTTTGTCATCTCGTTTTTAACAAGCTCTGTGTTTATAAAAGGTTCTCCAGAAGGTTTAACTCCTACGTCAGAAAGAACTATATCTTCACCGTCTGCTAAAAATATCAGTTCGTTTCCTTCTATTTGAAACCTGTATGAAACTTCAGCATCGTTTTTATATACTATATGCACTGTAAATGCTTCTGGTACGCTAGGAGATAGTGCTGAAGAGAATACTTTTTTAATTTTAGCTCCTGATACTTCATCTCCTGAAGCATGTACTGCTTGTACGATTGCTTTTCCGGCTTTACTAGCTATGATAGAAAGATGCTCTTTACTTAATTTTACGTTTTCTTCTTCTTGTAAATTATCATCACGTCTATTAACTTCGTAATCAGTCTCTTCTTGATCTCCAGCATTCATAAGTAAGTTACCCAACTCTTTATCTTGTTCCATTTCAGGATTAATAAGAGTTACAGCATTTGGATGTGTGTCTCCTCTACCAATATGTAATTCGTAGTCTTGTCCTTCTTTATATTTAGATTTTAGATAGTCAACTAAGTATTGTGTAGCATCTAAATCGTAACCTAAAGCAAATATATCATCTTGACCTTCATTAAAAGTATCATCATAGCTTTTAGGTTTTGTACCTTTAGCTTTTGCTATTGCATTATCAATTTTATTAAGCATATCTCCATACTTATCTGCTATTGGACCTCCTTCTGGTTCAGCTTCCTGTTCCATATCTCTCATTATCTGGTCTCTTTTGATTTGAAGTTTAGATAATATAGCTCTTTTTTTACCTGAATGCTTTTCTCCTCCTTTAACGATTCCTTTCTTTCTACCTATTTTAGTTTTAAGAGCTCTTAGTTTCATAAGAACTGGGTCGTTTAGATCTTTAGTTTCATCTAAATCGTGGCTTTTATCTACAACAGAAATACCATTAGCTTCTAAATCCATAGATAAGTCATAAATGAACTCTGCTGGATCTGAATCAGGGTTATAGTGATCGTGATCAGTAGTTGCTGATGTAAAGTTAAAGTATACAATTACATTTCCATCTCCATCATCATCGACTATGTCAGTATTTACGTACTCACTGTCTATATTTTGATCTATAACTTGTATAGCTTTTTTATAATCTTTTCTAGATACTTTAATATAAGTTGTTTGATGTGGTCCTTCTGTGGTTAATTTAACATTAACTCCTTTCTTAGCTAATTTCTCAGCTTCTTGAGAGTCTTTAGTAACTACCATTCCTGCTTCTTGTTCTTTCAATTGATTCTCAAGAGATTCCTTGAGTAATTCTAATTTATTGACTGTTTTCGGATCTTTATTTTTAAGAGTACCGTCTTTCATACATTTAAGAGTGTATTCGCATTTAGATAATCGGTCTTTGATTTCTTGATATGTCATAATATACGTATATAAATAAATAGATTAGTTATCCCAAATAACGTTTTTGAACTTTTCTGGGGATAAACCAAAGTAATCAGTTCTCCATTTAGTTTGTTCAAAAAAATCTAAATAGAACCAATCATCTTTTTTTCTCCATAGATCCTTAGCTACATCATCCCAATCTAATTTAAGAAGAAATTCTTCAATTTCCAACTTTTTTTCTATAACTTGTTCATAATCAAATGAATCCCATTCGTAATGAAATACTTCAAATACTGCATCAGGAGAAACATAATCAATAGATATGTCTATACCCCATTTAGGTTTCATTTTTATAAGCTTATATAACATTGGATTATAAGGTGCTATAGCATAAAGCTGTTCTAATGCGTTAGAGCTGAATCCTTTTCTTTCAAATATGTCTGAATGATTTATATGAGCACCATCTCTTTTATCCCATAACATCCAATCGTATCTCATACAATCTTCATGTCTTCTTTCTATTGTTTGATATCCGTTATAACCTAGGAAAGCTTGTTCAGCTTTAGTTAAATGGTATCCATTTTGATCAAATAGGTCAACAGAATTAGGATCTTTAAGTATTTTTATTTCTTCTGTAGGGTCTAAGAAGTTAGGTTGCTTATGTAATGTGGTATTAGCTATTTTCATTTCTTACCACCTTTCATATTAGCACACCAGTGGTACATTTTAGCTTTTTCACCAGATGCATTCTTAGCTTTCTTTCGAAGATCTGTAACAGAACCTTTACAACTAGCACCAGACTTTTTTACACGGCCGGGTCTTGACTTACCTTTCTTCTTTCCATCTTTGAAGTTTTCGGAAGCAAGTAATTCCCCAATCATCTGTGCTAATGTAAGTCTAGTCATTTTCTTTTAGCAAGTTCTTTTAGTATTATACTTTTTTTTCTTTTGTAGTCTGAGTTTTCTAATAACTTTTCTAACTCTTCTGTAGATGTCATGGCTGGTGTGTAATGTTTCCAAGCCCATTTTTTAGTCATTTTGCCTCTGGCATCTCTGACATACTCTTTTGATGAAGGTTTTAATTTTGCTGGCATTATTTCTTTTTCCAAATTTC